AACTCGGCGACGGCTGCGAACTCGGCTACGGCTGCAAACTCGGCTACGGCTGCAAACTCGGCGACGGCTGCAAACTCGGCGACGGCTGCAAACTCGGCGACGGCTGCAAAGTACCTAAATCATTATTCATATCGGCCTCCCAGCACTCCGTTTCATACTGGGGGTACGATGCTATCCAAATAGGTTGTAAAAAATATACTATTTCGGAGTGGCAAAAGCATTTCCGCGAAATTGGGAAGGCTGAAGGTTATTCTGAGGAGCAAATCGATGAATATGGGTTTTATATAGACCTTATTGCCAAACTTCACGGCAGGTGGAACATCAAGCAGAAATAATATCCATTAACTATGAGAAAATCGATTTTAACGGCCATTATATGCCTGCTCGTTTCCAGTTGCTCCACTTGTTCGCGGACCTTTAAGAACGAGAGTATTTTGGACTATTACGGCCAGTGCATCGATAACCTAGATACCGATGTAAACCGGAATATGTTCGACGTTTCGCGGGACTTAGTAAAAGAAGTGGAGGAAGACCGCCGATTATGTAAAAGCGATAGGGATATGGTCATAGGATGGATTTTTGAACGTCTGGAAAACCTGAATGAGCCATGAGAACCTTTGTATTTACATGTCGGCCGACTAATTCGGAAGAAAACACCTGTTTCCATGTCCGAATATACCAAGTATGCCGCAACAGGCCGATAAAAATACTGGAGTATTACGACCGGCCGAGGCCAGAATCTCCTTTCAGGGTTAACTCGGCATATTACCAGCTCCGACGCCATAATATTCTCACCGAATCGGAGAAAAAGGATACGATCTTGTCCGAATCTCGATTTTACAACTTTCAAAACGACCGCATCAGAATCTACGAAATACTTTGAAGCCATGATGATATATTTTTCAAAAGATAAAAACGGCGACGTCTATTCCTTCATGGCCCGACCCACCAAGAACGAGAATACTGGGAAGTGGGAGGGTAACCGATTCAGAAAGGAGTCCGTCGATATCGTCGCCAGTTGCCTAACCGAATGGGACGACGATAGGTCCGCTGTGTTTATGGATAGCAGATCGCAAAAATCGGCAGCCTCTAAAGTAGTTAGAACGTGGGTTTTGTCCTTTATGTATGGATGCGTATTCGGCGCTATTGTAACATTATTATTGATCTGAGACATGGAAGGGTATATAGGTTTTGAAAATTACAAAGACAATAAATTACGGTTAGAAGTTGGGCGTGTTTACACACGACGCCCCGTAATTGGCGGCAAATTATCATTTTTCGATAATCCGCTGGATGTTTTAAGGTACTATCCGCCATGTGATAGCGGATACTCCCGAGTTGAAAGCCCGGACAATAAGGCAGATAAGCAGGGACGCCATGTAAATACATCGGAATTGCGTGTGATTGAGGATATGGGGGTGGATGATATTGCCGAGGCCGCAGAAAAAATCATTAGGGAAGGTATAAACACATCTAAAAGCATCGTAGCCGAAAAAAACAGATCGGTAGCCGTCACTACGAAAAAAGGCACCGAGGCGATGAACTCGGGCCAATTCGCAGCAGCGGTTAGCGCCGGGGACAAATCGGCCGCGACCTCACTAAATGACAAATCGGTATCGGTGAATGTCGGTAATTATTCGGTAACAGATAGCAGCGGCAAATATTCTGCATCCGTGAATACTGGGGAAAGGTCTGTGGCAAAAAGTAGCGGCGATAAATCACTGGTAGCATGTATGGGTCTGTGTTCTGTAGCAAAAAATAGCGGCGAAGAATCATTATCCGTTTGCACGGAACGTTTATCGGCAGCAATCAACAGGGGTAATTATTCTGTCTCGGCAGTTACTTCGTTAAGTTCCGAGGCGGTAAATACTGGACATAGCTCTGTCGCAGTCAATACGGGAGAGGGATCGCTGGCTATAAATTCCGGTTTATATTCAATAGCCGCGACCACCAGCGATCGTTCCGATGCAATAAACATAGCCCATAATTCTGCTGCGATAAGTACTGGAGAAAATACGTCAGCCAAAAATAAAGGAGCCGAATCGGCGGCCATTACTATCCGCGACAAGTCTATAGCAAAAAACAAAGGTGAATATTCTATCGCGGTGAGCATGGGGGAAGAGTCCGCGGCGATAGTATCAGGGGATCATTCTATCGCCATATCTGTAGGTGTCAGATCAATGGCTAAGGGAAAACTGGGATGCTGGCTTGTACTGGCTGAATACCGGTTCAGAGAATTAATAAATGTGAAAAGTGTGCAGGTAGACGGCGACCGCATTAAAGCAAACACTTTTTACAGGCTCAAGAACGGGGAATTTGTCGAATGCAAAGGAATGTAACATGACACAGAAAGAAATGATTTTGCAGGAATTGCAGCGCGGAGAAACGGTTACGATATTTTCGGCGGCCGAAATGTTCGGAGTCCATCGTCTGAGTGCTGTGGTACAGCGTCTTCGCCATGACGGGCACGCGGTGGTGTCGCGCATGCTGAAGCGAGGACGGACGCGTATGGCGTGTTACGAGCTGTTCCGGTTCGACGATCTGGATATGTGCAAGATAGCGAATATGCTCGCGGAAAAAATAGAGTTGCGAAACGGGCGAGAGGGGACGTATACGATAGAATACGATGAGGAAGTAGAGGATATGTATATCGACGTCGAATTAAGCGTGTCCCCTTCGTGGGACAGGCATTTGCGGGGAGTGTGCATAAATAGCTGGAAAGTCCGGGCCAAATATATACCCACGCAAGACACATTTACCGACGGCCTCGGCTTTTCAGAGGAAAAACTAATGAAATACATAAAATTGATAATCGATGATACGGAAAGAGACATTTAAAACCAGAGCGGAATGGCTGGAGCGCAGGGAGAGCCGGCCGGTTCTCGGAAGCTCGGATTTCGGGATAATACTCGGCTTGAGCGAATACGTTACGCCCTTACAGTATTGGGAGCGCAAGACGAAGGGAAGCGATGAGATGAACGCGAATATGCACCGGGGGATATTCATGGAGGATGCGATTGCCAAATGGTTTGAGAGCGAGACGGGTTGCGAGATTATAAAGCGCTCGGCATCGTACGATGTGTATACCAACGACGAGTTTCCGGATTTCGTGGAATGCTCGCCGGATCGGGAGGCGTTCAGGCAGGAATGGGAGGACCGTCCGGTAGTAGAGATAAAAGACACGAAGCGAATAATAGACGATATGGACGCAGATAGCATTCCGAAAGAGTGGTATGCTCAGGTCCAGTTTCAAATGGCCGTGATGGGCCGAAAAAACGCCTTTCTGGTCATTTGCGACGGCCGAAAAGAGCTTAAATACGGACATTATACTTTCGATAAAGATTGGACGCTCACGAATATGCGCAAGGCGACCGACTGGTTTCAGAAGCACATAATCGGGGGCGAACAACCGGAACCTACCACTGCACAGGACATTCGGGAAACATACCCGGAGAGCAAGGAGGGTATCGTAAGGGTAGGGAAAGATATGTTTTCGAGGTACGAGCGTCTGGGGAAACTGAATAAGGCGATCAAGGTACTGGAGCGAGAAAAAAAGGAGATAGAGGGCGAGATAATCCTAAGATTCGGAGAGCAGGACAGCATGGAATACGAGGGAACCACTATCGCCACCTTTAAATCCTATTGCCGCAAAAAGCTGGATACGGAAATGCTGAGATTGAAATATCCGAACATAGTCAGCGAATGCACGGTAGAATCGAGTTACAGAATGCTGAAATTTAAATAGATATGGGCAAAATAGCTAATATGTACCTTGATTGGAACATCATGGTCGTTAACGGACATCGCATGGTCGATGAGTTGGTTGCTCGTAGAGCAATCGATATAGCCAAAGAGGAGTCTGAATTGCAGCAGGATGTCGTCCGAAGAGACGCCCCGTCCGACTCCATCGAGCTTTGCGGCCTGCTGTGGGACACAGAGAACCTGACAATCGGTGGTTACAAGAAGGACGGCCATCATTACTACACATGGCATGAGGCGACTTCAACGCGGGCTACCTCAGCTTCAACTCGGGCAACGTCTACCCGCTGAGCAGCAGCTATCGCGCCAACGGCTTCAGCGTGCGTTGCGTGCGGGATAAATAATCGGAAACGAACTATGTAATAAATAACGGCTATGGAAACTGAAAAAGAATTGGCACGGGCCTCGATGGAAAGGTCGAGAGCTCCGTATATAGCCTCTCAATCGTTTTTGACGCAGCTAAAAAAAACGCTGTTCCACGAGGAAACCAAAAAGCGGTTCGAGATGATGTTGGGGGAGTACGCACCCTCTTTTATGCAGTCGATATTGTCGGCCACGACAAACAATAAGCTGCTGATGAAAGCCGATCCCACATCGATTATCCGGTCCTCTTTGGTTGCGGCGTATACGAATCTGTCAATAGATACCAATCTGGGACAGGCGGCATTGGTACCCTACGGCGGAGTCGCGCAGTTCCAGATAATGAAGAACGGATATGTGCAACTCGCCCACAGGACGGGCAACGTAGCGCGTATCAATGTGGCTAACGTGTACGAAGGGGACATCGAGGCAATAAATCCCTTTACGGGCGACATGCGATTCAATCTAAACAATCCGGACAGGTCGATACTGAACGGATTCGTCTCTTACCTGAAGCTGATGACCGGTGCGGACTTCTATCTGTACATGACGGTGGACGAATGCAAGGCTCACGGGGCAAAGTATTCCAAATCATTCTACAGGGAGAATGGATTGTGGCAAACGGATTTCGTAGCTATGGGGCAAAAGACGGTGTTGAAAAGCATTATTAAAAAGTGGTGCCCGATCAACCCGCAACAGCAACCCAAGATAACGGCGGCGCTGAAATTCGACCAATCCGTTCCCAGTTCCGAAGACATAGAGTCCTGCGATCCGATATATGTGGATGGCGTCGATGCCAAAGAGGCGCAAAAAAAGGAAGTAGACGAAATAGTAGCAAAAATTACGAATGAATGATGGAGGATGAGAAAGTTCTGATCCGGCTGAAAACTTACGCCATGATGTCCGGAATCACCTATAACGGCGTCAAGAAAAGAATAGCATTAGGAAAGATAAAAGCCGAAAATATAGATGGGGTGCTGTTTGTCGATATATCCAAATATCCCGTCCTGCCTTCGGCGAGAATACGGAAAAAACTGGATAAGGAATACTGACATGGAAGGAGAACCCAAAACAATAGACAAGTGCATAGGCAAATTCGATCAGTGGGCTAAGTGGAGTAAAAAAGACCCAATAAGAGAGATAGTGTTTTTAATTGCCGTTCATATTCTTGCCGTCTTATCTATCATATTGTCCCCCATAATCGCAATCATTATGGGCAACGCCTACGAAAAAGCATGTTGGGAGGAAGAAGAAAAAGAAAACGAAGAATATTTTGAAAGGTGGAGAAAAGAGGGAGAAGAAGAATACCTGAAATGGATAAGAGAAGGACGAAAGTAAAATGCGAGACATGCCGATTCGTCCAAGACGTGGAGCAGGGGATAGGGTATTGCCCTGTAATCAAGATGCTATCCCCGGTACATAACGAGAAAGTTTGCGTGCATCACGTGTGTCGTGATTGTCGTGATTTGATGTAGAAACGATGAAGTTCATAATTGCCAAATACTATGTTAACCCGATTGGAATGCCGGATGATGTAACGGAAGTATGGGAAATAATATATCCCCATTACCATAGCATTATAAGCGCGAGAGAGGGGCGGGAGATTATCCGGGAGAACGGATTGGTGTTAGCAGTGAGCAATCGGTATGGCAAGGTATGGGAGATACCTGGCAAGCCTTTAACGAAGATAAAAATTTAGGAGACATGATAAAGGGGGGATACATATTGCAGCCGCGCTGCATACAGGAGGGGAGCATGGCGCACAATCCGCCGGTAGACAGAGAACTGTGGCAATACTTTCTGCGAAGTGTAAACTACTATAAGCACGACCTTATGCCTCGGGGATCGGGGTTCTTCCGACTGGAGGACATACAGGAAGATTTGAGTTGGAAAGTCGGTTTCAGGAAGATGAAATACTCGAAATCTCAGCTCTCGAAATCCATCCGGCGGATGAGAGATGCAGGCGTCGCTACCGTTACGAAGGAAACGGGCGGAATGATTGTAACTATCTGTAAATACGATTATTATCAGGACCCGAATAACTACGAAGGAAATTCCTTTTATGAAGGAAACAATGGCGGGATAATGAAAGGTAGTGAAACGCTTGACACGAAGGAAACAGAAGGTGTAAGCTTAAATGACTGTGGAACAGTAGGAATAGAGGGGGTGTGCGAAGATCGAAGGAAACGATATGTCGAGCATGAAGGAAACGCGAAGGCAACAACGAAAGATGACCAATATATAAAGAATTATAAGAAAGAAAAGAATAATACACACACACAGTATAAACTGAAAAATATACAGAACACTTCGTGCGCGCGCGAGGAAGGCGAGGACGGTATGGAGAGATGGGCGGAGTCGTCGAAAAAACTGATCGTGAAAAACGTGAGAGAGTGGATAGCCCAGTATACGCCCTCGGTGGCGCTCATGGAGTTTCCGTTGACAGACCGTCAGATACTGGGGATTTTCGAGCGCATGACTCCGGACGATTTGAAGCGGCTACTTATAGCCATGTGCAACAAGGGGGCCACAAAACGAAATAGAAGCGCCTATTTTACGCTTTTGGCATTCGAGGGTAGGGATTATATCATCAAACAGAGAAAATTGAAAATTGCCACCAAAGAAGGCCGAATACGAGGGTTTTTGGAAGTGGAATGAAACTGAAAAACGATTGAGCCATGAAAAGCGAAAAAGCAAAGCAGTATTTAAAGAATAACCGCGAGGAGGTTGAAATAAATTGGGAAACAGGAGAAACTGCATGGATGATATGGCCGAAAGATGCTCGGAAAGCTGTCGAAATAGCCGAGCAGGAGGCAGAAGAAAGGGTATATGAAAAATTGACTCGCTGGAATGATCCGAAAAACCGTCCGCCTTACGGCGTGTCGGTATTGATAAAAGTGTTCTGTGTAGGTGGAGAGAAGATATATCTTGGTAATATTGAGATAGATAACGTATGGGTGACAGATGGCGGGTTGATATTTACCGATGATGCTAAGAATGACGATGAATATGTTGTCGGCTGGCGTGAAATATTATAGAATCCGTGATACGAAACGACAGGGGCATTACAAACTGAAGCCATGACCCACGCATCTCTTTTTTCCGGTATCGGCGGCTTCGATCTGGCCGCAGAATGGGCAGGTTGGACTAACGTGTTCAACTGCGAGGTCGACCCGTTTTGCCGTAAGGTTCTAAAATACCATTTTCCGAAAGCAGCACAATATGAAGACATCCGAACAACTGACTTTACCGTTTGGCGAGACCGTATCGACGTTCTCACCGGCGGATTCCCGTGCCAGCCGTTCAGCGTCGCCGGTAATAGAAAAGGCACGGGAGATGACCGCTATCTCTGGCCGGAGATGCTTGGAGCTATTCGGGAGATTCGTCCCCGCTGGGTCGTGGGCGAAAACGTTCTCGGAATTGTTGATTGGTCGGAGGGACTGGTTTTCGAGCAGGTGTGTTCTGACATGGAAAATGAGGGCTACGAAGTCCAACCGTTTGTACTTCCAGCTTGTGGTGTCAATGCCCCACACTTACGCTACAGAACGTTTATTGTTGCCCACCGCGCAGACTCAGGGTCTGAAGATATGTGTCAAAGGGAAGACGGTATTCATGCCGTTGGGGTTTATGCCGACACCGACAGCAAGAGATTATCAATCGCCGGGCAAACACGGAAAAGGCGGTCTGGATTTAAGGACGACCGTATTATCCGGAACTGGGAAAGGTTTCCGACTGAATCCCCGGTTTGTCGCCGAGATGATGGGTTTTCCGGTGGATTGGACGGCATTACCTTTCCAAGTTGGTGCAGGGAATCCGTCAAAGCCTACGGCAACGCCATAGTGCCGCAGGTAGCACTGCGGATATTCGAGACGATTAACGATTACGAAAGACAATGCGAATAGGTATAGTAGATGTGGATGGTCATCACTTCCCGAATCTTGCGCTGATGAAGCTTTCGGCGTGGCATAAGTCTAAGGGCGATTCGGTCGAGTTTGCCGATGCGATGTTCGGCAGCTACGACAGGGTGTATATGTCGAAAGTCTTCACGTTCACGCCGGATTGCCCCGACGTCTACCGTTGCGAGGTCGTCAAAGCGGGAACAGGTTATCGGGACTATACGACGGTATTGCCCGAAGAAGTGGAGCACATCACGCCGGATTATTCGTTGTACGGCGTGACGGAGGCTTACGGATTCCTCACTCGCGGTTGTCCGAATCATTGTCCGTGGTGTATTGTGCCGCACAAGGAGGGTTCGATCCGTCCGGCATCGCCGATACGCGAATTCATCGGCAACAAACGCCGGGCCGTACTGCTCGACAACAATGTGCTGGATGAAGTTCAGGACAATATGCTGATGATTCAGGGCATACGCGGAGCAGAATCCCCGGCACGAGCTAAGATGTCGAAACAATGCACATACTTCAAGTATTACTTCGAGCCCTACGGTTATGACAAAAACGGTAAGCCGAAAAAGCATACCTATCGAGGCAAGGATGTCCGGGCATTTCGGGAAAAGTTCGCCGACGATCTTTTGCGTCCCGTGTTCGACTGGTCGGCCCAGCAAGTGATAGATTACATCCTCGCCGCAGGGTTGGAACCGAACCCGCTTTATCGAATGGGTTATAAGCGTGTCGGGTGCTGGCCGTGTGTGATGGCGAATCAGCGGGACATCCTGAACATCGCCCGGCAGGCTCCGGAACGGATAGATGAGATTGGAAACCTTGAAACGGAATTGGGCTCTTCGTTTTTCGGTCCGGACAAGATACCCGCCCGCGCGATCCACAGTGGCGATAAATATCCGAATATCCATGATGTCGTTCGATATGTCAAGTGGCAGAACGCGACGGGCTCCTTGTTCGATGACGACACGGCCACAAGTTGTATGAGTTATTATGGGTTATGCGAATGATAAATGACAGCTTCACTCTCCAGTTGTCAAATAATAATTGACAACTGAAACTTAAAAAAACATTAAACACTTTAAAGAATGAGCTATGAAAATGATCCCTGATGCAGACATAGTTTGGGATAAAAGAGAACAATCCCGCATCGAGGCCCAAATCAAAAAGCAGCAAGAGTTGAAGCTGATCGGACGCATGAAGAAGGTACCGGGGCACACTCTGTTCTCTTTCAACTACAAAACAGGCGAGATCAAGCCGGCCGACGTGATTCGGGAGTGTGCGATGGGCTTTGACGGATTCCCTGTCTTCAAGGAGAGAATAGTGGTGGAGAAGGATTGCTACTACGAACAGGCGCTGAATGTCAAGAATTTTGTAAAACGATTGAAAAGAAAGAGCCATGAAAACACTTGAGTTGAAAGATATTTGCGGCTATATGCCGTACGGGTTAATGCAAAAGCATTATAAAAATGTTTGTCCTTTTGCCGTTGAGATTCAGTCACATATAGGTGGATATGTGTTTCTCAAAATACCTTTCGGACATGGAAAGCCTCTTCTTCGCCCGATGTCCGACCTAACCAACGAGATCACCCACGAAGGGGAAAGGTTTGTGCCGCTTTTAGCATTAGATATATTAAATTGTTTCCCTATATCTGATACAGACAAGGCGTTAAGGTACTACGACAAGCTCAATGAATGGATGTTCGACTACCGGAACCTGATCTCCGCCGGACTGGCAATCGACGTGAATACCTTACCTGAAAATCCTTATGAATGATGAAAACACCAGAAGAAGTAGCCCGAGAGTATGCCAGCGACAATGGATTTATGCATGATGAATGGCGCGATATATACAACGCTTTCCTTGCCGGCTATAAAGTGGGCGAAGCCCAAAAATGGATCAGCGAAGAGGAGATAAGACACGAACAGCCGAAAGGCGAAAAATAGGGCACACAGGAGTAAGTAGACGTAGAAGGGAACAGAAGGATAAGTATGCGAGTCTGCGATACCTGTAAGCCGTGAGGAGTTACTGCATACCCATTGCCAACAGTCCGCAAGGTGAAATCCCCGACACTCCAAATGCCCTTTGTCCAGATCGAATCTGTCGGGCCTATCAACATAAATTGAAACGTAACGATCAAAAATAGTAAGAATGAAAGGGAAAATAACTATTTCAGGGAAGGTTTACGAATGCGAGGTTCGCAATGGGGTAAGGTACGTCGATGGAAAGACTGTACCAGAATTTGCGAAGACTTTATCGCCTTCCGAATTAATGGACCTCGCAATCGTCGGAGCAATGGCGGTTGACGCGGAAAAGGAAGGTCGATTTATCCCGGCGCAAGAGATACTCAAGGGGATTCAGAAATCTAAAACCGATAACTAACAAAAATTGTAAATCATGCGAGAGATACTTTTCAGAGGGAAACGCCTCGATACGGGGGAATGGATAGAGGGAGATCTGCTTCGGATAAACGGCCATGTATTTATATTCCCCGATCCTGCGCCGAAAGGTATTGACAAATACAAGGTCGATCCGGCCACCGTCGGTCAGTACACGGGGCTGAAAGACAAGAATGGCAAGAGCTTTTGGGAAGGGGATATATTCAAAGAAGATGATAGCGGAATTGTGCGATCCATCTTCCGAGTTCCCGGCGGACTCGCTTTTGAGGATAATCCTGTGGCATTCGGCTATGACCATAGAGCACCAGTATATCCGTATTCCTCTATTGCTGAAATGCAAAACGCATCATGGTTATCGCAATGTTGCGAAATAATCGGCAACATCCACGATAATGCGGACCTGATAAAATAGACGACAATGAAAAAAATGATGTTTAACGACCGTTACGGCCTGACGCAGGCGGTTATCAGTGGTCGAAAGACGGTGACAAGGCGCGTAGTAAAAGATGCTTGGTGGCCGATTTATAAAATAGAGGCTGAAGAGATAAAAGGTGATATTATCCATGTGATAGCCAATAATGGGAAGCTTGTGATTGAGCACAAGTGCCCCTATAAGATTGGAGAGATCGTGGCGGTGGCGCAGTGTTACGCAGACATACATAGCGAATTGATGATCGGAGATTTTGGGGATGATTGTTACGATAGCTTCAAAAATGCCGTAGTGCATGATAAGGCAGGTTGGCACAACAAAATGTTCGTTCAGGCCGACCTGATGCCTCACCGAATCCAGATTACCGACATTCGGATTGAGCGGTTGCAGGATATTTCGGACGAGGATTGCTTAAATGAGGGGATATTTGTCAACGAGTATATCAAAAATGGCAAGATGCGCTATCATTACGGTTTCGACGGCTTTTTACATGAGAGGGAAGGATGGTTTGCCCGAGAATGGTTTAATAAGCCCCGCGAAGCCTTCGCCTCGCTGATCGACAAGATTTCCGGCAAAGGTACATGGGAACGGAACCCTTTTGTTTGGCGCATAGAGTTTAAGTTAGTGAAATGATGAAAACAGAATTCAAAGGTACTTCGGGGCCGTGGAAACCTGATTATATAAGCGGAGTATGTGTCGGTGTTGGGAGACAGATTCAACCGGGATATATCCAAATGATAGTAAACACGATACTCCCTGAAACGGACGAAGAGTACAGGAGACAAAGGATGGAAATAGAATCCAATGCCCGCCTGATCGCTGCCGCCCCGGAAATGCTGGAAGCGTTGCAAAAACTTGTTTTCCTCCACAGTTGCGAACAGGAGGGGATTGATTCGGCTATGCCAACAAGGGGGCAATGGATGGATGCCATATCAAAGGCCGAGAAGGCAATCAATAAAGCATTGGGACGATGACGATACCGGAATAATTCCGTATATTTAGCAATGCGAAAGAATTGTGGCACACTTTTATAAGGAAGGTAATCATTAAATTAAAACGCAGAGACATGAAAACGATTCTAATGATTGCATTGATGTGGCTGGCAGCGCCGCCGACCACACAAAAACAGACCATTTATAAGGACGGTAGAAATGTCGGACGAGTGGAAATAGAGCGGGACAATATCCGTGTGTACGACGAGCAGGGGCGCCTGAAAATGAGAGGAAAGAAGCAAAAAGGGGTTATCAAGCTATACGACAAGAACGGGAAATACATAGGGCAGATAAAAGACGATGAACTATCTTTTAAGTAGTTTTGTGATTTGATTTGGAAACGATGAGATCATGGATAACGAGGATAAAATAACAATTCTATGCGAGTTACGGACAGACTTGGTCCCTGACCGGTGTATTCGGGAATTTGCCCGGAGGGATGGAGGAAACGGAATGAGTATCAAATTCTTTCTGACATCCTTGAAGGGAAGGAAAAACGGCAATGATTATGGACTGAAGATACAGACCGAGGATAATCAGACGATTTGGGTGGGAACCGGACGGCTGATTTTTAAGAATGGGAAAAAAATGATTTGATTGTGAAAATGGAGAAAGAATTAGACACGATACTTGCTACAATGCAGGTAACCAAGTCCAATGTGAAAGGAAGGCATTGGATGGTGACAGGGCACGAATACGAGGCTCTGCACAAAATGTTCGATAAGATATACAAGGTACTCGACGACGGGACGGATAAGGTGGGCGAGATATTCCGCCAGCTCAGAATGATTCCTCCGTTCAGCATGGGGTTGTGTATTTCTGAATCCAAAGTGGAAGACGAGAAATTAATCATGCCGACATGGGACATGGTAGCAAAAACACGCGATGAGATAGACAAAATCATCGCGCTCGTCCATGAAGGATGCTATGCCGATAAATTCGACCCGACTACCGAGAACGATCTGCTCAATATCACAAGCCAGTTGAGATTTTGGGTGATGCACCTGAACTCACTGTTGGGTGATATGAAAGGGAGCTCATCTATATAATTGGGTATTCCGATTTGGATAGACTTTTGATGTCGAAATAAACAAATTCCTCTCCCTTTAGTGTTTTGACTTTTTCGACAACGGCCCTGAAAATGTCCTTGTCGTTGAATCCGTACCTTTTCTGCAATATATCCTGAAAGGGCTTGATCGGATTGTCCCAGTCGGCCAAAGAAGTGGATAGCCCGAATACATAGTGTACTTCGTATGGAGGTTCGGGCAGCACTATGTCGGGCAGCTTCAATAGGCACTCCGTCGTATAGGCATCATACATGGAGGTGCGGAATCTCTTACCCTGCCATGCTCGGTTTACGGTCAGCGGTTTAACGAATATTTTCGGCATATCAGAATGTGATAAAAGAGTAACTGATTCCGGCTCCTATATAAGGTTTCACGCCTTGCGGCGTGAGGGCATATCCGGCGCTCACACCGATTCCCCAGCGCTTGGGTTTGCCGGGAACCTCGACCCGCTGGACGACCGTATTCGTCACGGTCTGCGTTTTTCGGAAAATATCGAGCGTATCGAGCGACGCGCGGAAACCGGACACGACGGCGCGGTAATCCTCCCCTTCGTATACTTTCCGGGAAATCGGGACCAGTACCGGGACTTCCACCGTATCGCCCGGGACAGGCAAAAGTACCGTATCGACACGGGTCAGGTAGCGGACTTTGGGAACGAGGACAGTTTCCCGGACCGTGTCGCGCACGACCACCGTGTCCGTCCGGTGGATCTTGACGATCTCCGGCTTCACACTCCGTCGCCCCAGCAGAAATGCGGCTGCAATAAGGGCTAAAGCTATAACAACGTTTTTCATGTTTCAGTAAAATAAAAATGCCCGAACCTATCCGCCCGGGCATAAAAAAGGCGGTAACTCCGAATATTGGAATTACCGCTTTCTACATCAAATCACAACACGCCCTGTTTTTATATATTTATGGAATCAGGAGGAGTATAACTCAAACTTATAATTTCCAGGCATTTGTTGGTGGAGTACACAAGATATTATGAACCGGGGGGCACAATGATCCCCCCGGTTCTCGGCAATTGCAATGTGTAAATTTTACACATTGCTCAGATCGGTAATTCCAATATGTCAAAGAACCGCTGCGAATGTCTACATCATGTCGCGCCACGCCTCGGGCTTTCGGTTGTAGAGGTAGTTCAAATCCCGTTCATGGGTTTTGGCCTCTATTTCGAAAGGATTCCCCTTGTAGCCGTGGCATATCCATTGCCAGATATATCGGCAGTAATACAGGAAATATCCATGACAGTCTTTGGCTTGGGCCGCATGGATCGATTCGTGATTGACGGTAACGGCGCTCAGGGGCTTGAACTTTTTGCGCGCGAATATGACCCCGAACAGCATCATAGCCTTATATCCGCGAAACGGGATCAGGGAGTTGTAGATGATTTTCATTTCCGAATCGTGATGTAAATATCTTCGCCCCGGGAGTCGGCCTCGTCGAGAATGTCGAGCAGGCGGAACAGGGTAGCCCGGGAGTTGATGACCTGTCCTTTTACCTTGTTCTCTCCGACCAAGATACAGCCCTCCGTGTCGGCCGGCGTGTTCCCCGAATGGATAAGTATTCCTGAAAAGTGAGGTACATCCAGCAGCAGGGGGACATTGCGGTCTCCGTATCGAGGCGAGAACTTGGGCGACTGGGTCATGGCGATCCGATAGCGACCGTAAGGGATAGCCGTCTTGCCGTATATCTTGACTTCCTGACCGTCGAATACGCCATTGGCGTTGGCATCCCGGTCGGTATCTTCCAGCGTATCGCACTCGAAGGATGCCGACGGGATGCTTAAACGCCCGATGGTATAAGTGGGCGCGAAATAGATTCGCCTCAGAGATAGAAGCATGGCTATTTCAGAATACCGGCGGTTTTCAGAGCGTTTGCCAGCAGGACCAGGTGCGCCTGCACGCCTTCGGCCGTGTCCGATGCTCCCCATGTGGGCGTGGTCTGCGGTGTAACCAGTTTGGCGGTAACGTCCGATGCGAGTTTTGCCAGAGTAACTTTTGCGCTCCCGATAGTCGGATTCGGGTAGCTTCCGGTCAAATCGCCGCCGGCAGCGCCGCTCGGAGTTGCGCCGCCCCCTTCGATGGACTCGAAGTTTTCGTTGATTTTGTTTGCCATCCTGTCGATGCTCGGGATAGGTGGCAGATCGGATTTGGTGATTTTCTTAACCATAGCAATAAAGTTTAATTAGTGTGAGAGCCAATATATCTGGGCAAAACATACTGAATGTTTCTTGAGATTACGTGCAATTTGCTTCTGAGAAAAGATTCTGAGATGCTGGAATCTTTTCTCAGTTCGCAGACGATAGATCCGACCCAGTCGTGCTGGTTGTCGCTCATACGGTATATCCCTAATATGGAGCTGCCGTGAGAGGAAAAGAGCGAACGAGCATACATATCGTCCATTTGCGTCTCGATGTCGGATATGTGGATATACAGATTCCGGTTCAGGTCCGCACAGAATTTCGGCATGTCCGACATGCTTATGTCATGGATATATTGTTTCATCCCGTCGATGCCTTTACGCTTCACCTCGAAGTAGATCGAAACGTAAGCCTCGTTACCCAGCGGGTGAGGCTGGATAATATATACCCTGTCGGCATCCAGCGTGTACAGTATGTCCCACAGTTCGCCGAACACGATTGCCGAATTGTCTACCCGACGCAGGGAAGTTTCCGACATATCCTGCTTTATCTGGGATATTTTCAGGTCGGTCATCTTGTCCCGTCGGTACTGGTTGTATTTGAACCATGCGGTTATGATGGTGCCGATGGCCGCTATGATCGCTGCGATGTATTCCATTGTGCTGATTGTTATACCACTTTGCCGTAGGTTATCTCTACCAAATAATCGACTTGTTCCTGAACTGATGCCAAACCGCCTGTGAAATTGGCCATAACTTGGTATATCGATGACGAATTGACATAGGTAGAAAATGTATAGTTAGTATTACTTTGGCTGTTAACGGGCACGATAGCCAAAGTCGCTTTGGTGGAATAGTTCGTGAACTTAGCGTACCCGCGAAAAGCGATAGGCGCATATTGGGAGCACGCTCCCGGGAATTGAGTCGAGGCATAGTTGTCCAGTATAACAGTCGCAGGCCCGAATTTATTGGTATACGATCCTTTGACGAGCTTCTTGACAACGGGAGCATCGTTGAAATGTGTCGCGTCTAATTGTTGTTCAAAATAGACGTTCTGTCCGAAATCGCCGTTTTCCGCAAAGCAAACCCAAGGGGAAAAGGTAGAAGCTGAACCAGTATTAGAAGTGCGATAAAAGGATGGGCCGGCTTTGGATGACGACGGGAAGGCCGTAACAAATTGTACGAATTTATTTGTAAGATCAATTTGTAATCCGCCACCCGGATCAACAGTCGGAGCGTTTGTAGAAGACTGAGGAAAGGTGAAAAAGCACGTACCTTTTGGAATAATCGTATTCAGGTTAGTGGTATTAACTTTCTTCGTACTTCCATTCTCCACAGCCGAATCGACATACCCTTTTGTCGCTGGGTTGTATTTCCCGGTCGGTACGTAGACCGTTGTATTTTCTTTCGACAAATAATTCTCAAGGTCTCGCTTGATTACAACTTCACCAAGATTAGCCCATTTGGATGGTGAATCATCCAAGCCAATAAGCAACTGCGGACGGCTGTTCGACCCACCGGGCCGATAAAATCCCAAGCCTGAATTAGACGCATTGGCATGAAAAATAAACAGACTCCCCGTAAACGAGGAATTATTAGTGACACGGTAACTTCCACTGTCTACAGGTATATTGCTTATATCGTATGTTACCTGATCTCGATAAATAAAAGCGAATGAGGTTTCTGTTTTCTCTATGGCTGTCTTCCAGCTTGTGGTTGGATTGAAGTTACCCGAATCCCAAAGGGTATATTCTATTCCTCCCGTATTCCTTTTTATAGCTGCCGTAGAAATGAGCAATACTTCGTATATGTTGGCTCCAATTATCGTCCGAAGGCTTTCGCTGTCACCAAAAGCAAAACGCCCGATAATATTTCGTCCATCTTCAATCAATCTTTTTCCTCTAGCCAATCCCACATCTCCCGTTATGGTCTTACCTCCCGAAAGCGGCAGGTAATCATCCGGATTGAAATCATTGGATTTCCATACTTTAAGCCAGTCGCTCCAAGATACCAGATTTTGCCGGAAACGGACAAAAACGGACGGATTGACATTGCCCGCAGAATATCCTAAGGCCAACTGTATCCAATTTCCTGATCTACCGGTTCCTTCGACGACAATGACGCTGCCGTAAGAAGTAGGCGTGTTCTGCGTAGTTGCATCGTAGGTATAGAATCCGTAAGTCGTGGCGTTATTCAAGTTAGCAATAGCACCCCGGTTCACAATATACTGTTCAGCCAGTTTTGCGGCTGTCACGGCTTTGTCGGCGATCTTTGCGGTCGTTACTTTCGCTGCACCGATAGTCGGGTTAGGATAGGTCCCGGTCAAATCGCCACCGGCAGCGCCGCTCGGAGGCAGGGAGCTCGGAACATTCGGAATA